GGCGCGCGCGAGATTTTCAGAAATTGGGATAAAAGGAGGTAATAATATTCTATGGTTACAGTGGAAACTAAAAAAATTAAACTTGATAAGATCAAAACAAATGCTGACAATCCGCGCACAATAAGCAAGAAAGCAATGGCAAATCTTATCAAATCATTAACCGACTTCCCCGATATGCTGGAACTTCGGGAAATTGTTGTTGATGAGACAATGACCGTCCTTGGTGGAAACATGCGTCTCCTCGCTATGAAGAAGATGAGCGCGAAAGATTGTCCGGTGAAAATAGTAACAGGTCTTACTCCTGACCAAAAACGAGAATTTATCATCAAAGACAACGGGTCTTTTGGCGAATGGGACATGGACGCTCTTTCATCTTTGGATGATTTACCCCTGACATCCTGGGGAATAGACTTACCTGAATCATGGACAGCACAAACAGAACCAGAACAAACGGGTGCAATAAAAAATAACTTCACGAGCAATTATGGCGGCTCATCAGATGATGATGAAGAGGAAGACAACACAGAGCGCGGCGTTGATGGTAAATACCCTGTGACGTTCATCCTTGATAGGAAAGAGTATGAGAAATGGGAGAGGATAAAAGAAACTCTCAAGGTAAAATCTGATAAAGCAGCAATGCAAAAGATTATCGGAGGTGCAAAATGTTAGAGGTGTTTCTAGGTGGTTATATGTTTCATCCGGCAGCGCTCGACTATTCGGGCGATACATGTCAAAACAACTGCGCTTATTGTTTTGCGAACATAAACAAAGAATTTAGGACAGGGAACCTTCAGGGCGCAATTAATGCTTTTTATAAATCAGAACCGAAGACATACCGCGATATGCTATTGTCAATGGGTTATCCCATTCTTGTCTCAAACCGTTCCGATCCTTTCACGGTGAAGAATCAACGTGACTCTATTGCTCTGTTTACCCATCTTGCCGAGAGGAAGGGCGGCGTATTCATTCAGACAAAAACCGGCCCCGGCATGGATGAATGCCTCGACCTTATGGGCGACAGGCGCGACGTGGTTGTATATATCACGGTCACAACCATTAAAGACGATATAGCTAAGATAGTTGAACCAAACGCCCCACCTCCATCGGCACGGCTGGCAACCGCAAAGAGGTTACACAAAGCCGGGTATCTTGTCTTGATTGCCGTCAATCCGTGCTCGGAGGCATGGATGCCCCGTGATGACCTTGAGACGCTATGCAAAGCATTGAAAAAGGAAGGAATGAACCATGTCTGCATAGAAATGCTCGACATTAAGCGGAAGCGGTTATCCCTACTCGGAGAAAAACGAGTAAAACGAATGGGCGCGGCAATCGGAATGCTCGGAGATAGAAATAGACTGTATGTTCGTGAATGTACGGAATATCTTGTGTATCAGGGTTTCGACGTTGCCAAAAAAGGTATGCCATTTAAAACGGAATTGTTTGTCCACATGAAGGATCGCCTGGGTACGACTATGCCGGTTATGCAGGATTTTGTAAACCATTGCTTTGATAAATACGGAACGTCCGGCGCGGTACTTTCTTACCCGGAATGGGAATCGATCATGGCGCGGGATGGTATCATGCTCAAAACAATCAAGCAAAATAATATCCGTGATTACCTCTTGCGATCTGGTTTTGCATCCTGGAAGGATAACCAAGAGGTACACAGCCACAAAGAGTTTTTACGCATTGTGTGGAACGATCCACGACACAGAATCAGCGTACAGAATCATAGCCTTTTCCGAGTGATCGGCAAAGACAAGAAGCCGACGCTCGACGAGGATGGCAATGTCCAGTTTTATTTCTCTGGTCAGCCGTATTTTGGGAAAAAGAAGGAGGTGATTGAAGTATGAAAAAATGGGGTGGCGATTGGTATTAAAAAAAAGAGGGGGGATACCCCCCCTCCCATTACAGAGCTTTCCCGATGTGGATTGTCCATTCATGCGGGGATTCGGCTACGCGGATCACGGGATAGAGAATACCGTTGATCTTTGCCGTGTCAGGCGTTTTGACCTGGAAATATCGATCCTTTCGGGGATTGCGCTTGGTGGTGATCGTGCGCTTTGTCCCGGTGAGAACGGCTCGGAACACATCGGGGGTGAGGGTGATTGTGAGAGGTCTCATTTTGTGACCCCGACGTACTTGGTAATCAATTCCAAAATCACGCCCTGCATGGATTTACCTTCCTGGGCCGCCTTCGATTTCAGATCGCGCCGGATAGATTCCGGTACATTGCGGATAATGATAGATGATTGTTTGTCTTTTATCATAACTCTCCCTTTCTCCGGGCTTGTCACCGGGGATGCGCATTACAGACCCCGAAGGGTCTGGACTCTGCTAATCAGGGACGATCTGAGATACCGCATCGATTATGGCTTGCCTGTGTGTTTTTTCTTTCTCCACCCACCAGCACGGACGCCCGCCAGACGAGCCGCCACAAAGTTTACCATCCGAAATTGGCAACGACTCCGGTTGTGGATCTGGGTTTGGGATGTCTTGATAATGATACTCGCTGTAGCTGTATGTCCTGTCCAGCATGGCTATTGGGTTGGGTGCCCCACCGATACATCCCGTGGTGGCATTGTGTACGCAGATACCATCAACAAGATAATCAATGTTATAATAAGCATTACCCGATGGTGTTACCGATGTTTGATTGATTCTTGGTTCCACGACGATTTTGTCATTTACCTTGATTTTCATTCCGTTCTCCTTCCCGCGCCCGCCTTCTTGGTCGGGGCTTATCGGTTGGTTGTGTATCATCATGTATATAATATATATCAATACAATCATTATGTCAAGCATTATTTTAATATATTTACAAATACAGATTCATCTATAAAATCAAATACTTACGAGGTGACAGGTGGCGCGTAATCCAAAACCTACAGCACAATTAGCCCTGGAAAAGGGTGTTCTGTATTCTGATCAACGGGATCGGGCAGAGCTTGAGCCACAGTCGCGAAAAGAAATGATACCACGATGTCCGGCAAGGTTTTCAAAAGATGAGAAAAAAGCATGGAAGGATATAGGGGCGGTTTTAAAAAACTATGGTTTGTTCACGGCGGCCAATTCGATTCAGTTAGAATTATTATCGACAACCTGGGCGCAATACCTGGATATGTGTCAAAAAATGATAGAGAAGCCAGGTATTATCGTTAAGGGGCCGGACGGAGGGTTTATGTATAATCCGTTTTTCAATGCTCAACATAAACTTGGGGCGTTGGTTGACAGGTACAGTCAGAATCTTGGACTATCATCTATCGCGCTTGCAAAGATAGGGGGCCTGATGCTCAAAAGCAAAAAGGAGAAAGATGAGTTCTTTGACTAAAGGAATGGAAAAAGCTGAACGAGTAAAGCGGTTCATCGAGCAGAGGTGTACCTATTCAAAAGGTGAGTGGGCCGGGCAAAGATTTATATTGTTGCCCTGGCAATGGGACAAAATCATAAAACCTTTATTTTCCACACTTAACCAGGATGGATACCGACAGTACAGAACGGTATATTGCGAGATACCTAAGAAAAATGGGAAAACAGAATTATGCGCTGCGCTTGGGCTTTATATGCTTACCAGTGATGGCGAAGAAGGCGCGGAAGTATATCTTGCGGCGGCAGACAGAGAACAAGCCGGGCTTACATACCATGCGGCAGCCGCTATGGTGAGAAACGACGAAAAGATGAGTAAGAATTTGAAGTGCCTGGATAGCAGAAAAAGGATAGTCTTTCAAACGACTAATAGCTTTATGCAGGTGCTATCCTCGGAATCTTATACCAAACATGGCTTAAGCCCTTCGGCGGTCATCATCGACGAAATACACGCCCATCCGTCCGATGAACTCTATAATGTCCTCACGGCTGGCACTGACTATGCAAGACGACAACAGGTGGTTCTTGTCATCACCACGGCAGGTATTTATGACAAGAACTCAATCTGGTGGCGATTAAGAACGAGGGCGCAACAAATACAAGCAGGGATTATAGATGATCCCCGATGGCTCCCTGTTCTTTACCTTGCAGACCCCGAAAAAGATGATCCGGCAGACGAGGAACTATGGAAACGAACGAATCCCTCTCTTAACCAGATATTCACCCTGGATAAGATTCGACAGGATTACAACGAAGCAAAGAACAACCCGGCTGATTTTCAGAACTTCTTGCGGTTCCGACTCAATATCCCCATCAAGTCATTAACACGGTTCATCCCTATGGACAAATGGGACGCCTGCAATGCCGCGCCGGACATTGAAGCATTGAAGGGGCGTACCTGTTACGGCGGTCTTGACCTGTCATCAAAAATAGACCTAACGGCTTTTGTGCTGGTATTTGCTCCTGTGGAGGATAATGGCACATGGGATGTCATTGTTAAGTTCTACTGTCCTGAGGAGGGTATCTTGAAGCGTTCCCGCGTTGATAAGGTTCCTTATGACGTGTGGGCGAAGCAGGGATTTATCACGGCTACTCCGGGCAACGTGGTTGATTACGACTGGATAAAGAAAGATGTGTTCCAAGCGGCAAAAGACTACAACTTACCGGAGATTGGTTTTGACTCGTGGAATGCACAAGCCACGGCAACAGACATAATGAACGAGTTAAACGGGTCGAACAGTGAAACTGGTTTCCAGATGGTTGAAATGAGGCAGGGGCCTAAGACATTCAACGAACCAATGAAAGATGTCCTTGTCAATCTCATGTCAAACCAGATGCGGCATGGAGGGCATCCGGTATTAAGATGGTGCGCGGATAACCTTGTCACTCGCAAAGATCAAAACGGTAACATGGCTCCCGATAAAGAGAAGGCCACAGAGAAGATTGACGGGATGGTGGCGCTATTCATGGCATGGGGCAGGGCAATGCTTAAAACAGATACATCCTCGGTCTATGAGGGCCGGGGCATACTAACGCTATAGGAGGTGTAAATGTGCACGAGTAAAAAAACAGGCAAATGGTATTTTTTCCACTGTTGGCACGAAACAGAATTATACAGATACAAAAAAACCTGTGAAGACGATCAACCAAAGAAAAACTACGGTGTGACCGGGATGACTTGTTGCAGATGCGAAAAGCATAAGTGGTTCCAAGCAGGATATTAAAGGAGGCGTAGATGAGAAGTTTTACGATAGCAGGCAGGGAAATCACTCAGGACAGCAAACCTTTTGTAATTGCTGAAATCGGCAATAACCACAACGGCTCAATCAATCTCTGTAAGGAACTCATCAAGCGGGCGAAGCAGAACGGGGCCGATGCTGTTAAGCTACAAAAGCGCAATCCACGGACACTTTATACTCATCAATTATTTGACACCCCCTATACAGGTGACAATTCTTTTGGCCCTACCTATGGATTACACCGGGAGGCGCTTGAATTTGACAAGGATAAATGGTCGGAACTGGTTGAATTTGCCAAAAACCAGGATATTTTGCTGTTTTCTACCGCTTTTGACGTTGAAAGTATAGATTTCCTTGAACAGTTCGATTTTCCGGCCTATAAGGTGGCCTCGGCATGTCTTAAGGACATTCCCCTGATAGAAAGACTTATTCAGACAAGAAAACCTCTTATAATCAGCACAGGCGGGGCAGAGTGGCGGGATATTGACCGGATATACACCACGGTGACGTTTCGCTTGAATATACCGCCTTTTTGTTTCCTGCACTGCACAATGGAATACCCCACGGCTCCTGAAAACGTCAATCTCAAGATCATACCGGCCATGATGGAGCGTTACCCCGATGTGGTTATTGGTTTTTCAGATCATACCGTCGGATCATGGGCTATTGAGTCGGCTTACCGTTATGGAGCTCAAGTATTTGAGAAACACTTTACCAGCAACAGGGCATTGCCGGGGCCGGATCATGCCTTGTCAATCGAACCTCCCGACTTACAGCAACTTATCCATAATCTTGAACGGATACGGGCGGCAGAAGGGACAGAGGAAAAGAAGTGGTTGCCTGTCGAACAGAAAGGATATTACAAAATGGCGAAAGGGATTTACGCGCGCGGTGTGATTGACAAGGGTGAAATAGTTACTACCGATAAGGTCATCATTAAAAGCCCCGCCGATGGACTGGAACCTTATCACTATGAGGAAATTATAGGGAAGAAAACGAGGGTGTGTCTATTACCGGAAACACCGATTATTGCAAATATGCTTGAAAACTATTCAACGTGAGGTAAAACGATGGAAAAGATTGAAATAAAGCTGAGTTGTTTAAGGTCGGTTGCAATTATCGAACATGCTCGTTTGAAAGTATATGGAGCGAGAGACGGTAGGCCAATAGATCAAACTATTCGCACAGCCGACGACTTCTATGAATGGGCTACAGAAATCAAAAAGGGGGAATTATGAGAAAAAATGATTTAATAAAAATGCTACAAGACATCAAGGGCAATCCAATAGTTGTAGAACCGTATTGTAACGGTTATTGGGATTGTGAGTCTATTGTGGATGAATTAACGCTCAAACGAGACCCACATGGAGACAAAGATCAATATGTAGATTGGTACACATACCCTAATCGTCAAGGTCAACTACAGAAAAAGATAAGAGCCATAATCATAAAGGAGGCATCATGAGTTTATTTAACTTACATGGACGCAAAGCAATCGTAACAGGAACGTCGGGTCTACTTGGGCCTATATGGGGTCAAACTCTCAGCGACGCGGGATGCTATGTCTATCAGTATGATTTGCCGATGGATGTTACCGACAAGGAACGTGTGAAGAAGTTTGTCGATGAATGTGATCCGGTAGACATACTCGTAAATAATGCTGGCTTAGATAACCCGCCCGGCTCTGGTTCAACCTTTTTTGGCAATTTCAACAAGATCATGGAAGTCAATATCGGCGGCGCGGTCAATATGTGCGAAGCGGTTATCCCTCATATGATGAAGACTGGCGGCGGGGTCATTGTCAACATCGGAAGCATACAAGGCAATATTGGTGCCGATTGGCGAAACTATGAAGGCGACTTTGCTAAGCCTGTCGGTTATAACTGCTCAAAGTCTGCATTAATCCAGTTATCTCGGTCAATCACGGTTCAGTACGGGCGATACAATATCCGGTCAGTCACAATCGCATTTGGCCCTTATGACGGCGGTAAACTTGATCCGGTATTCCTGTCAAAGTTTCTGAAAAATGTACCACTTGGTAGGGCGGTTAAAAAGGAAAGCCTGCAGACAGCCCTATTATTTGCCTGTTGCTGTCCGGAGCTGGCAGGGCAACAGGTACTTATAGATGGAGGGTATACAGCATGGTGAAAATAAAAGAACTGGAAGCCTCAATCTGTACAATGATCGAAACCGCAGGGTCAGGCCATTATGCATCATCCCTTTCTGCCCTTGAAATCATGTACCCGCTTTTCTACGAGCAGGGCGTGAAACCGGATGAATTTATTTTGTCAAAAGGTCACGCCGCCCCCGCCCTCTATGCAATTCTTTATGACCTCGGATATATCAAAGACTTATCAGGATTTAGAAAGTGGGGAGGATTACCGGGACATCCTGAGTTAAACGTGCCGGGCGTACTTTGTTCATCTGGTAGCCTCGGTATGGGAATCAGTAAGGCGCTCGGTCTTGCGTATGCCAATCCTGATAAAACCTATCATGTGCTTGTCGGTGATGGAGAATTACAGGAGGGGCAGAACTGGGAAGCAATATTATATGCCGACGCTCATAAGGTTAAGAATGTCAGAGTACACGTTGATGTGAACCATCGCCAATATTCAGGACTCACTCGCGCCGTTCAGCATCGATGGATATTACCGTATTTTATATCCTTTCACGAAACCACATGGCAACACGATAACTCCTATCTCTGCAAGCCGAAAGACAAAGACATGACATATTCTCTCGCCTTGTTTGCCGCAATGGAAAAGGACAACCGTATTATCACTCTCAATGCCGATCTTGAACACGACTTCGGATTGACTGTGATAAAACAGACCTTCCCTGAAAGGTACATCCAATGCGGCATCTCTGAGGCTCACATGGTCAGCATGGCTAACGGGCTGGCATTGGCGGGGATGATACCGATTTGCCATACATTCGGGGCATTCTACAGAAGGGCGGTTGACCAGATGTATAATAACGCATGTGATGGCCTTCATGTCGGATATGTTGCTGGACTAAATGATTTTGGCAAAGTCAATATAGGGAAAAGTCACAGAGCTAGCATTATTGGTGATGCGTATTCTTTTGCGGGCATAACGTGTACCGATTCCATTCAATATTTCTTCAATAATATTAAAACCGAAGAAGGTATTTACTTGGAGGTGCCTTAATGAAAATACTCGCTCTCATCCCTGCAAGATCGGGAAGCCAGCGCATACCGGGTAAGAACATCAAAAAATTAAACGGTCATCCCTTGTTGGCTTACTCCATCCAAGCCGCGAAGGACTCAGACATATTTGACGAGGTATATGTCTCAACGGACAGCTTAGAGATCGGTAGCATTGCTACATATTATGGCGCGGGGTACGTTGAGCGACCTGAACAATATGCAACATCTTCAAGCGCCGATATTGAGTGGATTACTCATGCTCTCGCTATGCTCAAAAAGATAGGGCGTGAATATGATGCTTTCGCAATTCTCAGGCCAACAAGCCCATTTCGGACAGGGGAAACCATAAAAAGGGCGTTTGCGGAATGGGACAGGAAACATTGCGTGAAAGCAGTGGAGAAGGTTAAGCAGCATCCAGGTAAGATGTGGAAAATAAGGCAGGGCATCATGATGACGTATGGTGATGGTCATAAAAACAATCATCTTTATCCGACTCAGGGGCTGGAAGAGGTCTATGTTCAAAATGCAAGTCTTGAGATACGACCTATGAAGATCATGAACGGCAACGATGTTTTTTATCAGCCCTTCTTTACCACTGGTTATGAGGGATTTGACATCAACACTATCGAAGACTGGATTCTTGCAGAGGAACTTATTAAAAGAAAAATGGCGCACTTGCCGGAGGTAAAATGAACCTACCCTTTTTGATGAAACAAGAAACAGAAATAGAAAAGTATCGCGCTGAAACTTTTCTCACGAAGGAACCTGAAACAATCGAATGGATACGGTCATTTTCAGATGGTGCTACATTCTGGGATATCGGCGCGAACATCGGTATATATTCCCTGTACTTCTGTTCCCTCTATCCTCGCGGTCATTGTTTCGCCTTTGAACCATCACCAGGGAACTGTTCAAGACTTTTTGAGAATGTTAGGCTTAATTGTTTTGGGAATATTACCCCGTTTAATTGGGCTGTGTCTAACTTTATCGGCAAGGTTGTATTCGAAGAAAACAGTACGGCGATAGGATCATCAGGCGGTCAGATTAAATACATGAACGATAAGGGCGTCTTTGTTACGTCCATAGACCTTTTATCACGTTTTCTCAAGATGCCTAATCATATCAAAATTGATATCGACGGTCAAGAAGGCTCAGTCATTGACGGTATGATTTGTACGATAAGCAAGTCAAAAGTGAAATCTATCCTGGTTGAATTTGATACAGCCAACAACGATTATCTTTTGCACCGAGAAAGGATTATTCAGTGCGGGTTTACAACAGATAATGTATTTAACAAAATGCAAAACCACTCGCGGGTACGCCGGGCGCAGGAAGGCATTAAGTGCGAAAACATTATCTTTACAAGGGGGTAAGAATGGAAGATAGCACCTTTGCTGATTTGCCGAATAAAAGACTTGTCACGCCTAAGGAAGCAGCCGAATTTTTAAGATGTAGTCCGAGACAGGTTTATTACCTTGTGGGATTTTCAAAAATAGATGGTATCAAATTGGGGCATTCATCTTTAAGAATCACAAGAGATTCACTCATTAGACTATTGGGAGAATCAACATCATAAAATAGTTTGCAAGCTATACCTCACTGTCAAGAAATTGACACCCACATAGAACATACTCTCGTTAATGGGAGTATTCTCACGACTATTTAGTTTATCTGAAAAGAGAAGCAACGACATATCCGATCCTCGCTTTTGGATAAACGATGCCGTTTCTGCTGCTACAAGTAGCGGGGCGTATGTCAGCGTAGATACAGCAATGAAAACATCAACCGTTTTCGGCTGTGTTCGTATCCTCTCTGAAACTATCGCATCCCTGCCAGTATCAATCTATAAAACCCGCAAAGATGGAGGAGAAGATGTTGCACGCGATCATTACCTCTATCCCATCCTGCATGATGCTCCAAATGATGAGCAAACATCCTATGAGTTTCGAGAAGGGAAACAGGCCCACTTAGCGCTACGCGGCAATGGATATACCTACAAGATTATCAATGAAGCTGGTCAGACGATAAAACTCATCGCCATGTCTCCCGCAAGAATGGAACCAAAAAGGGATTGGATAACAGGCAAACTTATATATTCGTATACCAGATCGAAGGAAGATTCGCCGGACATTCCAGACAAACCTTTCTTCACTCCTAACGAGATATGGCACGTTAAAGGACTCAGCACGAATGGTATTATTGGCTTATCCCCTCTTTCCTGTGCGCGTGAGTCAATTGGAATGGCGATCAAGAGTGAGGAATTCGGAGCGCAGTATTTTGCTAATGCCGCCGTTGTATCTGGTGTCCTCGAACATCCGGCCTCGTTAAAAGATGAAGCATGGAAGCGCCTTAAATCATCTATACAGGACTTTGCATCTTCAAAGAGACATCAAACGATGATCCTTGAAGAAGGCATGAAGTGGCAAGCGATAGGGCTTTCCAATAAGGATAGCCAGTTTCTTGAGTCCCGCGCATTTCAGGTTGAAGATATTGCGCGGTTTTTTAATGTTCCTTTAATCCTACTTCAACATTCAGACAAGGCAAGCACTTACGCAAGCGCTGAACAGTTGGGGCTTAACTTTGTGATGTATACGATTCTCCCGTGGGTTAAACGATGGGAACAGTCAGCTAACTTCTCACTACTCACCCTCTGGGAACGTAAGAAAGGCTTTCATATATCGTTCAATCTTGAAGGATTGCTGAGAGGGGATACGGCGGCACGTTATCAGTCATACGCGGTTGGTCGTCAATGGGGATGGTTAAGCGCCAATGACATTAGAGCACTCGAAAACATGAACCCTATAGATGGCGGTGACGAATATATCACAATGCCACAGAATATCGCTGGTAAACCAAATCCAGAAGGCGAACCAAAAGAACAAATTAAGAAAGAACCAGATGAGGGGGATGAGGGAGGTACAGACGATGAAGAAAGTTGAGAGACGAACCTTTGACATATCGTTGAAGCGTGAAGACGGTGAAGCAAAAAAGATGACAGGCCATGCGGCGATATTTAATGAGGAAACACGCATAGGGAGTTGGTTTAGAGAAAAGATTGCTCCCGGCGCATTCTCCGAGTCAGTCCAGAAGGACGACATACGCGCCTTGTTTAATCATGACGCAAACTTTGTACTCGGTAGAAATCGCGCCGGGACTTTAACGCTCAAGGAAGACGACAAAGGATTAGCCATTGAAATTGATCCACCCGATACATCCTTTGCTCGTGATCTTGCTATTTCAATGGAGCGCGGGGATATATCGCAGATGTCCTTTGCCTTTCAGGTATTAGGTGACGAATGGGAAGGCGGCGAAACAGACAATCTGGATTTACGAACTATAACCAAAGTGAAGCTCTACGATGTCTCTCCTGTGACTTTTCCGGCCTATGACGGTACAGACATCGCCTTACACTCCCGCGACGCATTCAGGGCGAATTTAGATAAGCCGCCCGTAGAACCACCTGATTACTCGGTTCAGAGGGCAAAGATAAGATTACAGGAGATAGCAGCATGAAAAAAACAGCCATAACAGGCTTAACCATACACAGAGCAGTACACATCTATAAGGAGGAATAAATTATGAATAAGAAAGAACAGGAATTGCGGCAGAGGAAGGCCGAAGCCATAACGAATATGAGAAGCATTGTGGACAAGGCCGATGAGGAAAAAAGGGCAATTTCAGCAGAGGAAAAAGTTGAATATGACAAGTTTGATGCATCCGTTGAAGACTTGAACAAGGCTATCGAAGCAGAAATCAGACTTGCTAAACTGGAAGATGAGACAAGGGCAGTTCCAAAAACCCCTCTTATCAAAGTAGACAAGAAAGATAAAAGGGAAGACATTGACCCTGAGAAAGAGTTCAGAAACATCGGGGAAATGTTTCACGCTATCGCCGCATTGAAACGCGATGGCAAACGTGACGACAGGCTAGAAATTCTCAGAGAAAAACGTGAGCAGACAATGGGAACCGGCACAACGGGTGGTTACGCTCTGCCTACTCAGTTTGATAGCAACATCAAACAGATACAGGAACAAAGCGCAATCGTAAGACCTCGCGCGTCCGTTATCGCGGCAGGAAGCCCTCCCGATGCTAAACTTGAATTCCCTGCACTCGATCAGACATCGACACAGAACATCTATGGCGGCGTGGTAATCACACATACCGGCGAAGGTGTTTCTATGACAGAAACGGGGCTTAAACTCCGCGAAGTCAGCATGGAACCGAAAGAAGTAAGTGCCTACATCGTTGTCACCAACAAACTCCTGAATAACTGGGCCGCCTGTAGTTCCTTCATTACCGGTCAGATGAACCGCGCAATGGTAGGCACTGAGGATTATGATTTCCTCCGTGGCGACGGTATCAACAAGCCTTTGGGAGTTATCAATTCGGCAGCCGCAATCAACTATAACAGGGCCGGTGCAGGCGCGATAGCATGGGCCGATATATACGGCATGTACGCCCGTGCAAAAATGGGCGGGTCTTATGCATGGCTCGCATCACAGACAATCATTCCACAGTTGGCCGCTATGGTCGATGTGGGAAGCCACGCTGTATGGATCAGTGGTGCAGGTGTAGGCACAGGAGCATCGCAGGCACTTCCAAGCACTCTTATGGGCCTTCCTCTTTTTTTCGTTGACAGGCTCCCGGCACTCGGCACAAAAGGCGATCTCTGCCTGGTTGATCTTTCCTACTATCTCATCAAGGATGGTTCCGGCCCCTTCGCCGCTTCAAGCGATCAGCTACTTTTCTTGAGCAATAAAACCGTGTTCAAGATCGTGTGGAACGTTGACGGTAGATCATGGCTTACGGAACCAATCGGACTTGAAGGCTCAACGAGCAACACTGTAAGCCCGTTTGTCATCTTGAATTAAGGAGGATTGATATGAGTTATCCATCTGAAAAAATAAGAATTACCCCGTTGCAGGTTCTATTCTCAACGGCAGCCGCAACAAGTCTAAACGAAAAAACGAGATATAACGGGCAGGGTGATTTCTCTGTCCTTGTAGGTGTGAGATCCGCCGCTTCTCTTGCAACAGGTTTCACGGCAACCGCCGCTATGAATTGGGATTTCTCAGTCATTGAAGCAACGGCGGCCACAGCCAACGGCTCGGTAATTACGGGAGCAACAATCACTCTCGGCGCGGCAACGGCGTTTGTCGCAAGAGGCGGAGTAAACAGTCTGTTGAAAATCACCACTGATTGCGCCACTACCGCCGGAATAACGATCAACGGTATTACTTATCATGGCACAGCAGTAGGAGCCACGGCAAGTAATGGCGGTAATCAGGTTGCGCGGGCAATTAACGGCTATGGGACATCGGTAAAACTTCCTCACTATACCGCGCTGTCAAACTACACGGCGAAAGACCTCGTGTTGATTACAGCCGATGATGACATGGGAACCGGCCTTACAGTTGAGGCAACCGCCGCTAGTGGTATACAGAATTTCATGGTCAGCTTGCAGGGATGTATTGACATTCAGGGCTCTAAACTCAGCACAAACAACCCGAAATATATAGGCGTGGTTTCCAGTGCTTTAACCGGCGAGACAACGAGTGTTCGTTATGCACAGTTGATTTCGTATCCATCGGCTATACCTGCAATGCCTGGCGTAAAGGTAAGTTGCACAACGTAAAGGAGGCGGCGATGAAGGAATTTCAGGAAAGTAAGAAAATAGACTTTGCCGTCTTTGATACTACGGGATCAACCGCAGAACAGGTAAGCCCCTATTTCGATATGTTGGGCTATGACCGGATTGATTTTCTTGTTCAGGGTAAATTGGTTCCTACGGCGGCACTCAGCACTTTAGTACAGCAATACTCGATGAGGCTATTACAGGCATCGGGCGCAACGGGCGCAGGATCAACCGCCATATCATCGGCCACGGCGGTTATGGGTCGCTCAGTTAAGAATTGCGTATCTCTCGCAGATAAAGCTAATGAAATTTATATTCAGTTCACTACATTGGCATCCGGCGCTACATTCAGTATTGCCGGGTATCAGTATTCATTCGATTCAATGGCGATCCCTACATCAAGGGTAATGGATTCTACAGGCGCAACCGGTCAGGCATCAGTGGCGGCAGAAGCGTTTATTACAAATTTCAATTCTACTGCCAATAACCCACTGGCAACAGTATGGAAAGCGTCTTCGGTAGCATCGGCACTTGTTAAGGTAGGGCCATACAACGTAGACGCTCAGAGTACCTATCTCACGGCAACAGGTTCAACGCTTGTGAATATGGGTATGGGTAACTGCATAGGTCATCTCGCTATTGATTCGCAGTTTTTATCAGACGGTAAGAGGTATGTAGCCATCGGGATTAAGACAACCGACGCGGCGGCTCCTATCGTAGCGGTTGCAATGCGGCAGCCCATTAACGGGCCTGTAAACAATTTAGCGGTCTCAGTCAGTAAGTCGATGGCTGGTAGTACCGGTAAGTAACTAATAGAGGGGCGGCCTGTAAATGGCCGCTCCATCAAAATCAAATCAAGGAGGTTTCTGTGAGGTTGGAGCCAAAACAAATCGAAATGGCATTCGAGGATGGACACAAAGAGGCGGTGACGGTGAGTGTGCCTGTGAGGACAAAAGACAGAGTTTATATTGTCGGTTGTGCCGGTAGTAAAGACCTTGTACCCTGGGACGACAAGGAAGCTGAGTTTTGGGGTGTCAATAATCTTTATGGCGTACCATTGGAAGGGGCGCATTACGACAGATGGTTTGAAATCCACAACATTTGGCAGAGTAAAGTTTCGGGTGCATTAATCAGGCGCGGGGAAAAGATATTCAGAGGACAACCAGTCAATGAATACTTGCAGGGTCTGTCAATGCTGAAATGTCCGGTATACATGCAAAAATTCTGGCCGCAACTTGTCCCTAATTCGGTACAGTACCCTATTGAAGAAGTCGTAAAGTATTTTGCCAACGACAAGGGTTTCGGCCTCGATGTTGCGCGGTACATGACGAATACCATCACCTATGAAATAGTCCTCGCCATTTACGAAGGGTTCAAGGAAATCTTTGTCTACGGTGTTGATATGGCGGTGGGAACAGAGTACGAGAATCAACGTCCTTCTTGTGAGTTTTGGCTTGGAGTGGCCTCCGGGATGGGAATAAAAACCTTTATCCCTCCCGAAGCAGACCTTTTGAAGTGTCGATTTATGTATGGTTTCGAGGAAGAGCAAGAGAACCTTTTCAGAAAGAATATGACTAAGAGGCGTAAGGATTTGGCCGCCAAACAGTCAGCTATAGCGCAACGCATGGAACAAGACAGGGTTGCGTTCCATCAGCATACCGGGGCTATCTCGGCAATGGCAGAAATAGAAAAGATATGGTCGAACTGTTCAGACGACAGACGTTTTGTTGAAAGGGGAACATTATGAAAGCGCGCGTAACTCAGGAAATATTCTACAAGGGTAAAACCTATGTTCCCGGTGATCTTGTCGAAGTTGATAAAGAAAGCGTATACACCCTGCAAAAAGCCGGAGTAATCGGACAGGTTGAAGTCGAAACGGCAATGCTGGCGCAAAAAGAAAATACAATGAAGCAACCGTCCAGAGGGCGGTAACGGGAGGCACTTATGGCATTTACAACAGCAGGAATAAATTCAATGTTGAATTTTTTAGCGGGGTCAACAGGCCCGGTAATAACCCATGTTGCGCTACACAACAGTACGGCGGTAAGCACATCCGGCACGGCGGCAGAGTTAAGCACTGCTGGCAATGTATATCTTCGTCAGGCGGTGGCGTTTAATGTTGCATCAGGCGGAAAGATCACAGGGACCACTGCTATTGTTTTTACTGTTCCGGTAGGTTCTACCGTTTCGGCGGTATCGTTTTGGAACTCATCCGCTACGGATGGAAATTGTCTTGCTTACACCACTGTGCCGGATGAAGTCTATGCTGGACAGGGAAATTACACGATAACGACATCTACCCTTTCAATAGCATAGGGGAGTGAATGAGCGACAGGATATTAACAGAATCAGGCGATAATCTTATTACCGAAGATGGTAATTATCTTCGTCAAGAAGATTCATCGGTATCCATAGAAATAAACCTTCTGCAAATAGAAGGCGCAACAGTATTACACGCTTCAAAATCAATATCCGTTACTCTTGAAATAGCAAGTACAGGATCAGCACAAATAACAGCTAATAAGTCAATCAGTGAAGAAGTAGGAATAGCTGGAACGGGTGCGGCATCTGCAACAATCCAAAAGATCGGTACTACTACCGTTCAAATCGCTACAACGGGCGATGTTCAGGCTACGGGAAACAAGGCAGGCATATTAACCGTAGAAGTATCAGCAACCGGGGAAATCGGAATCACCTATGAAGCGGATACGGGTACGAATGACATTGGAATAGCCGGAACAGGGGATGTTCAGGCTACGGGAAACAAGGCAGGGGCGAATGTACTCAGCATATCGGGAAACGCAACCAGCGAAGCCACAGGGAAAAAGGGCGGTCAAATTACTGTCAGTGTAGCCAATGATGGAACCGTAAACATCACCGCAAACAAGGCCGTGACATCGACCATAGAAATTACAGGGACTGGGATCGTTGGTATATCAAACGTTCAGGCTGTAACAGTGGAAATTACAGGAACCGTCACTATCTCCATCCACGGCTATGCGGCATCGACAGAAAATCGATATGCAAAACTGAGTAACAGAAACAGTGTATACACGAGCAACAGTATGAGGAGGGTGGCATAATGGCATTGAGACTTTTATCGGAATCAACGGCGGAACCCTTATCGCTTGACGAGATAAAGCACTACTGCCGACTGTCAACCTCTAATACCTCTGAGGATACCATTCTATTGTCTATGGCAAAGGCGGCACGGATTGAAGCAGAGACAAAATGTCACCGCTTGTTTGTAGCGAAGCAATATAAGCTGACTCTTGATGGTTTCCCGTATGGAGGAATAACACTTCCTGAACCTCCATTAAGCACTGTTGTCGGAGCTTTAAAAATCAATTACATAGATTCATCAGGGGTAGAGGCGACAATGGCATCAAGTAGCATAGTCATAGACTACGAATCGGAACCCGGTATGGTGTTCCCATCAACCTCAGAAGATTGGCCGATAACAAACGATATTGTGAACGCGGTCTATATAACGTATGAGACAACGGCAGCGCCCACAGATGATGTCAAAATTTGGATAGGATTTAGAACTGCTTCACTTTACGAGAGCAGACAGAGATTTATAGAAGGCAAGACAATAGGGGAAATCAATATGGACGGCTTGCTCGATTCTCAGAGATTACCAGAGGTGCGGTAATGAACATAGGCAAACTCAGGCATAAGGTGACGATTCGCAATCTGGTTGAAACGCAATCAACCGTTACGGGTGAAATGGTTCAAACATGGTCAACGGGCGCGTCCGTGTGGGCTTCTATCGAACCGCTACAGGGGCGAGAACTATGGCAAATTCAACAGTTACAGGCAAGAGTTGATACTCGTATCACCGTAAGGTATTCAAACGAAACAACGAGCATTACAGCGAAATCAATGCTCGCTCATTCAACGGGGGATCAGGACTATTTTATTGAAGGTATCATCAATCCCGATGAGAGAAACATTGAATTACAAATGATGTGTTTCAGGGTGCAGGCATGATTGAAATAGAAATCAAAATACAGGGTTTAGCTGAACTTGATGAGGAATTGAAAAAGTTCCCTATTGAACTGCAAAAGAAGGCCCTCGGCTCTATGGTGGCGGCTGGCGGAAGAATCGTAAAAGATGCGGCATTACAGAACTTCATGAACGTAGCGAAGACAATGAACCTTGATAAGAATGAGAAGTTCTGGTCATTGAAAAACATTGTGCTCAGAAGGATGAAAAAGAAAGACCAGGGTAAATCAACATTGACATACGGCATCAAAGCACAGTACCCCGCTTTCTATCTGGAAACAGGAACAAGCCCTCATACGCTCAACGCAGGGGCTTACACGAAGTCACACGGCAAAACAGTCAACAGAAAACAGACAGGCAAGCAACATCCAGGATATGCGGCAAGGCCATTTTTACGCCCTGCACTTGATAATAATGTGCAAAGGGTTGTTACCGCTATGGGCTATAAACTTATGGCATGGATGGACAGGCAATATAAAAAGGGGGTCATCCCTCGTGCTTGAGAACAAAATATATAAACATCTTTCTACTGTGAACGGGGTATCTACATATATCGGCACAAGGATATATCCGCTCATACTTCCTCAAAATCCAACTTACCCGGCGATTACCTACCAGAGGATAGACACGAGGCGCTTCTATACTTTGGGCGGTGATAATGGAACGGGAGAGATACCCCGCATGCAGATTGATATATGGTCAACATCATATGAGCAGGGGCGAAACATAGCAACGTCAATTAAGACTGCTATGGATGGGGCAACGGCATTTTTAACCAATGATTACAACCAGACGGATTTGTATGAGCCGGATGTGCAGTTATACAGGATTCAGCAAGATTTTGTAATTGCAAACAACGAATAAAAGGAGGCTATCATGGCGGGCATAAATTCTCAGGGAGTAACCTTTTTCTGGTCAACAAGTACGGTAGTAAGTACGGCGTCTTCATGTCTCATTGGTGAGGTAACAAACATATCTGGGCCTTCTGGCGCTCGTGCGGAAATCGACGTGACAAGCATGAACAGCGCAGCAAAGGAATACCTCATGGCATTGCCCGACTTCGGGGAAGTGACTTTCACAGTCAACTATACCGGAGCCGATGCTGTACAGAACGCTTTCTATGCAGACTTTATCAGCACGGCAATACCCAAAAGAAAAGGTTGCATTAAGCTTACCGATACGGCAGTCCACGCGATCATTTTTGAAGGATATGCAAAACAGTTTTCATGGAATATGTCACCTGATGCGGCAATAACCGCACAGTGCGGCGTAAGGATTTCAGGAGCGGCAACACTAACCACGACTATAGCATAAGGAGGCTTCATGCTTAGCAAGGAACAAATACTCAGCGCAGATGATCTTACAAGGGAACAAGTTAATGTTCCGGAATGGGGCGGGGATGTTTACGTTTATACGATGTCAGGAGAGGAAAGGGATTCATTTGAAGTCTCTATCATGGACAGCAAGGGTAAGGCTACTTTCCTGAACATCAGAGCCAAACTATGCGCTCGAACCATACGCGACGAGGAAGGTAACAGGTATTTTACCGATAAGGAAATTGATGTCCTTGGTAAGAAATCAGGACAGGCGCTTGATAAGATTTTTGATGTTGCCAAAAGGCTAAACGGTATTGGCAAAGAGGAAATTAAGGAACTTGAAAAAAACTCCGAAGGCGAGGGTTAAGGTTCTTCACCTTTTCTCTCGCCCGTGAGCTTAAAATGACTGTCAGGCAATTATTGAGCGGCCTTGACAGTCGGGAGCTAAGTGAGTGGATGGCATATTTTGCGATTGAGAATGATAAAGCAGACGGTAAAGGCGAGGACATTAATACAAAATTGATGAACGCTTTTAACTTTGGCGGGAAGGGTAAGAAATAATGGCAACCATCACAAGTCTTGTTGTAGAAGTAGCGGCAAATGTGGCGAGACTACAGACGGATATAAACAAGGCAACCGGGATATTAAACAAGTTTGCCACAGGTGCTAAAACTATCATGGCTGGCGTGGGCGCGTACATGGGGGGTCAGCAGGTTTGGGATATGGCGAACATGGCCATGCAGTTCGAGGAACAGAAAGAGTCCCTTGATTCTCTTGCGGCACAGTACAACACAACGGCAGACTCCATCATAAGCAGTGTGCAAAAAATGTCAAAGGGCATGGTATCACAGGCCGCAGCCGCAGACATAGCAGGGCAGGCACTTATGAAAGGTCTTAATCCTGAACAGGTTGAAAAACTTGCTCAAGCATCTGAAACGCTCTCAAATGTGTCCGGTAAAAAAGTGGTTGACGTTATGCGATCGCTCGCTGAGGCACTTGAAACTGGCAAAATGAAAGCTCTTAAAATGCAGATTGGTATTATTGATCTTGATACTTCATTGGGTAATGCTGCAGCTGGATTAACGGAAACAGAGAAAGCACAGGCACTTTACAATGAAGTCATCGAACGGACAGATAAACTTCAAAAACAACTTGGCCCCTCAATAGATTCAAACGCCGACAAAATAGAACAATATACAACATCATGGGAAGACCTAAAATTGGCAATGGGGCAAGGTTTTGTCAGGGTTGCAGTAGGCACGGCATCTGTCCTGTCGGGCATAGCCGGCGTGTTTATGCTGGCAAGTGCAGGAGTCTATAAACTGGCAGAAGGCTTTAATTGGCTGGCATCAAAAGTCACTTGGGGCCAATTAAGCAAGAACTTTGCCGACATGAAAGATCAAGCAAAATCCGCAGGAGAGGAAGCCATACGTATGGCCGATAGTTTATTTGGTAAGTCCGGTGAATACTGGTCATCTGCATGGGCTGACAACTCCGGTAAGGCGGCCATCAAAGTTAAGGTAGATGTTGATAAAGGTAATCTCAAGAAGGAACAGGCCGATTTAACGGCAAGTCTTACGGGTCGCGTCAAGGATTACGAGAAGTATTATGCCGACCTCAAGAAATTGCAGGATGATTATAAATCAGCCATTGAAAAGAGTCTCAAAGAGATTGCAGAGATAGACAAGAAGATACTGGAATCACGCCGCGCCACTCAGGAATTAATTTACCAGGTGGGTCAAAAGGGAAATCCCGCCGCCAATGAGATGGAAGAATATTCCCGCAAGCAGATAAAGTTGCAGGAAGACCTTAATTACGCAATGTCTCTTTCCGGTGAGGATAGAATAAACGCCTTACAGGATTATCAACGTGCATGGTCTGATATGGTGAAACAGATTGACTCTTCGGAAACTAAAAGCCAGCTTGGATTTGACGATGTAACAGTCACAAAAACATGGTTGTCACTTGGCGACTCTGCAAAAATTGCAAGTAACAATATTGCACAGGCGGGGTCACTCATTGAACAGACGCAACAGGATATGAGGGCAACAGCAGAGACACAGCTTGCTTTACAGATAGCCGCATTTAATACGTTATCAGATTCGATAAAACTTGCTGATGACTGGATAAAATATCTCAAGACTACCATTGCTGACCTCGATGCTGGCCTTGTTAATCCTCGTACATTGGTAATCGACTGTTCAGGTGCTCTTGCTCAGCTTCAATCGGTACTTGCTATCATGAACCAGATAGGAGCATCAACGGGTGTGGCAAACGCCGTGGAATCCGTTACCACATCTATAAGCACACCTGCCGGTTATGGTACGGGTGGGGGATATAGCATGGGCGGCGGAATAGACTATTACTCAAAAGGTGTCTATGACAAGTCTTATGCGTCTGGCATTGATTATGTCCCGTATGACATGATTGCGAAAATACACAAAGGAGAAAAGATTATCCCGGCCAACGAAAACGGAGGCATGAATATTAACATGGGAGGTATCACAATCAACGGAAATGTAGACCCTGCCACAACAGCGAAACAACTTGTAGCTGAAATGGAAAAAGCAATGAACAGGCGGAGTTCCCTAAGAAAATGAAAACTCTTGATACAATATTTACGCTTGAAAAAAACCGCAAGATAGGCGCGCAACCTGTCTGGATACTAAAATGCCCCTTTGCATCAACGGGTACTCTTTATTTATCTGATAATGTTTTTACAGTCGATACATGGAATAGCGGTGTTACAACAAAATCGTGGGTGTCGTCATGGGGAGCGATAGACGAAAACATATCATTCGGAGCCGGGGTGTCACAGGTAAGCACATTTGCCGTGAATTTTATCATCGATCAAAACACTGTTACCGATATTGGAGATATTCTCTGGACGGTTGCAAACAATATTGAAACCATAGACTGTGAATTATATCTATGGTTCAACGGTTTAAGCGGAGCCAGCGATCCCCCTGAACTTATGTGGACAGGCAACATCGTTGATTTTAGGCAAATAAACGATCAGGAATATGAGGTTGAATTTGCCGATCAATCTGTCAAAAACAACAAGGTGGTTGGCACATTGTTAAATGCCGCGGCCTATGTTGGACTGCCACCTGAGAACGTCGGTAAGGTCGCTCCTATCGTTTATGGATCGGTTACGGGGCATACACCAATATGTGTAGCTTCGGGTGGTTATTCAGAGCTTGCAGAGGACTTAGACACATCAGAAACAGGTATTGATCTGGTAGATGCTTCAACTTTTGGTACATCCGGATACACTATAAATCTTAACGGTGAAATATGCACAGTGACCGGTAAAAGCGGTAATACACTAACTGTCACCCGTTCCGCAGTTCCGAGAGCGCATTACATCGGTAATCCGGTTGTACAGATAACCTCCATCGTGTATCTGGTTGCCGACCATCCAGTCAAGGCATTAAATCATCTTTACGTTGACGGTGTTGAGATTACGGCAGGGTATACATTTTATACCGGGCAAGCAGGTGACGAACATGGTTCATATACTGGCAAGGCCGTCCTCGTCATCGCAAACGCAACGGCGTATGATTCTATTCAATACGTTGGCCCTGATACTGCGTCTGGTGCGGGATGGGGAAATCCCTCATATGCCGTGGACGGAAATGATGGTACGTATGCCATCACGTTATACGATGGACAGGTACTAATTGTTACATTCGACGAACCATCAACTCCCATATTCGGTGTTATAAAACGACAAAGAGTTTATGTAAAGTGGGCGGTAATTCCCGACGTAAATAATGTGGACATAGACGGTTCTATCGGTGGGGTGGGGATTCATTTGTATAACGGTGACACGTATAGCTTTAACGGTTGGACAGACTATGTGACAGGCGGGACGGATGGGCCATTCAATATATGGGCGGTATCAGGAGTTACCGGCGACGGTTCACTTTGGGTTACAGATGCCAGTTGGAAAGAGATTACATACACACCGTACAATTCAAATGGGTCCACTTGCGAAGAGGTCCTAGTAGGGGGAACGGTTACGTGTGACATAGACGGTTATCAAGATGACGCGGTGGGTACATGGACTGGCACGGCATCTGCTCTCATAGAGCGGCCCGATCATATTTACAAGCACTTCCTCTATTTCAATCTTGGAATATCAGCATCCAATTTTATTACGGATGCCGCCCCATACTTTGCGGCAGACTCCTATAAGTTTGGAATAGTCATTAATGAAGCGACAATAATAAAAAAATGGTTGGCAGATATGGCGTGGCAGTGCCGATGCTATTTCAGATGGGCGCTCGGTAAAGCGTACCTGTTGTATAGACCGGATGCAATATCTCCCATTATGGATTTGATGGAATACGACACTGATACAACAGCCATGAACGCCTATGTGACAAACGGGGATAGTGCCGATCAATGCTCCGGTGGAACGGCGCTAGCTGAATCAACATTAGGTGGATACCCCCCGGCTCAGAGTTTTGATAATAACGCAGCCACGGTATGGTCGTCTGCCGCTAAAGGTTCTGCCGTTACAACATGGCTATGTTATCTATTTGGTTCTGCTGTAACGGTTGGTATGGTACGTCTGCAAACCTCCCCTGCCAATCCTCAACTCGCATTTATTGATTTTACCATCAAGGGGAGCAATAACACTACGGATGGTTCAGATGGTGACTGGACAACGTTATCGACTGGACAGAATATGTCCGGTATGTCGATGTGGTCAAACCATGTTTTATCCACACAATCATCGTGGACAGCAATAAAAATTGAAGGTTTGACACAATTATATATCGGTGATGGGAACTATTACGCTCAAGTGGCGGAAATGGAATGCATAAAACAAGACTTATCAGCGCGGTCTGAATCTACAATAAAAATTCAGGGATCATACGCGCTAAAAGGGATAGCAACTATAACTGGCTCGTTGAACAAAACCCTAACCCGCGCGCCCTCTCCAACAATTAATCTATCAGGCATGAATTATATCAATTTTTATATTCGCGTATCAAGGGTTGGGAGTAATATCAAAATAGGTGTCCATGATAGCGGAGGCACAACAACAGAAATCACACCGTATGTCACAACGGCTAATACGTGGCAACTTGTCTGCTGGGACATCTCCGCCGTGTCAGATGCAAATAAAAACGCTATTGACGCAATTATTATTACCATTGTCAACGCAGATGCGGCCAACACATTCTACATTGACAATATGTATTGTAATGATAAAACGATTACATCTTCCATGATTGGCATGAGCGCGACAGGAAGATCAAGCATACAGGTAGAGCGTAGTCCGCTCGATGAAGTGGTAAACAAGGTCAGAGCAAAATATAGCCGTAATTGGGCTTTATCAGGTGATGAATCATACACAGGGCTGTATGAGACATCAGACACATCAAGTATTGTTCGCTACGGGGAAAAGGAAAACACAGACCTCTTTGAGTGGGATTTTATCTCTTCATCTGCAATGGCCGCCGACGTAGGATCATTTTATCTCACGCGCTACAAGGATCGCAAGAAGGTTATCACGATGGATTTATTTCTCGATAACTGTGAGCTTGAGTTTGCCGATGTTGTCACGGTGACGCCTTTGTCCAGTGTTACGTTGGAAATCCAAAAGGTCAATACATATCCAGGATCAGGGCAGGAGATGCGAAATGACAAAATCATACTTGTCGGCAGGGAGTATTAAATGGCAGATATCCTTTTTGATATAATCGAATATGCAACCGGGGCGGCGTGGTCGTATGGCGATCTTGTAAGCCCTGCCTCTCCTAATGGCAAAGTATATATGTGTTCCGCAGGCGGTGTATCGGGAACGGCGGCTCCTGCATTCTCAACCGTTGCTGGGTCTACGGTGGCAGACGGTGGAGTGGAATGGACTGAATATACACCGGCAGGGACTACATATGCTACGTCATTGACTTTTACTCGACAACCAAAGCCGGGGGGATATACACGGCACAAACAATACTTACAGCCAAAGGCATACAGTGAGGGCGGCGATGTATATATTTACGATAAAGGACTGGAAGCAAAAGAAACAAGAAACATTTCAATCAATACACCTTCCACGACTGAACATACAAATATAAATAACTTCATCGGTCTGGTACGTGGATCACGGTTTAAGTTCATTTTTTCAGATGAGAGCGGAGCTACACATCGGGCTATTATCACAAATGCAGATGATATTGTGTCAAGCCCACTTATGATTGGTTACGAATCTGACATTGACATTGAATTACTGTTACTAACATAGGAGGTACATTGAAAAAATACTTAATAATTTTACTACTGCTTGTAGCAATTCCTTGTTGGGGTGCTGATACCAAAATTTCAGAACTTAGCACGGTTAATCCTACAGCGGCTGACCTCTTTACGGGTTTGCAAGGTGGTGCAAACGTCAATTTTGCCTGGGGTGCTAACCTTGTCGCCTTGAAGGGATTAACTTTTGCCGATGCCTCAATTATCCAGCTAACGGGTGCAGGGGCGACGGCTGTCTTGACGAGCGGAGGCAACGACTACTTTCTCAAATCTGCCACGGACAATTCAGCGTTAATGTTTGCGACTCCTGCGGAGGTTCGCACGGCTTTAGGGCTGGTAATAGGCACGAATGTACAAGCCTATGATGCTAACCTTACCGCGATTGCAGACGCCATAACCGCCGATGTTTCGCTTATTCAGTGGACAGGCGCGGGTACTGGTGCAGTACTTACCAGTGGAGGCAACAACTATTTTCTTAAATCATCGTCTGACAATTCGGCTCTTGAATTTGCTACACCGGCAAACGCTTTAACGGCAATAGGAGGGCAGGCGGTAGATTCAGACCTCACCACGATTGCGAGTCTTTCCCCTGTGCAATCCAAGATAATGATAGGTGATGCGGTTCCAGCATGGTCAACAAGTGCATACACATTGGCATCACCCGGCGCGGCTGGTGCAATACTCTATTCGGATGGTACGAACTGGACAAGGGCAACGTCACTGAATTTATCGGCTGTCAACCTTCCATCTTCTGACGCTTCACCGGCAACCACGGCTGGGCAGATCAGGCATGACACGACAGTGGCCGGATTACTCTCTGGTGCTTTGGCATGGTGGGATGGTGACGAAGTGCGGTATCTTGTTGACCTCGATGTATTGCCTTCCGATGATGGGTATGCAGTGACCTACAATGCTACCGATGATAAGTTTGTCATGTCGGCTGTCGCTCCCGTTGCTAACCCTATTTTTACAGGCGTTGTCGATATTCCAGTGGGTGCGACTACCGACGCAGAAGGCGAAATTACCATAGACACGACTTCCGATCAGTTACGGTATTATGGTGCGGCTCAAAAGGTATTGCCTTCCATCCAATATGCATCTTTCGTTATCCCTGCGCCAGCAGCCACAGACGATATTATTGTTATGAAAGCACCTTACGGTATGACGATTATTTCAACGTCTTGTATCGTTCAGGGAACAACGAGCGTCCACGGTCAGCTTCAAGAATGTGACAGTGCGGGCGCCAACTGTGCAGATACAGATGATACAGATGATATTACATGCGATGCAGATGGGGCAGCAGACGACGGGACTCTATCGAACGCTTCTATTGACTCAGGCGATTGGATTATGTGGAAAACAACCAGTATTGCAGATACACCTACATTCCTGACCGTGACATTCAAATATCTTGTGGTGGCTGACTAATGAAACGACTATTCGTAGCACTTGTTGTTTTACTGTTCGCCGTCCCTGCCCTATCAGGTACGATTACGATAGGAAAAAAGAAGGGCGGCGGGGCGTGTACCCCTTCGGCGTCCGGTACAGTAATCGTTGGCAGTAGCACTGAGGCGACTGGCGACGATGTATCTATCGCCAGCAATCAAGAATTATTCTTTGATACCGCCTATTCCGCTACTTGGGCCGGAGATTGCACGACTGAAACAGTTGGTACGATAGAAGTATATATGAAAGGATGGGAGGGGGGGGATTGCAAAGCTATTATAGGCACCTCCACTGGTAACTTGCTTACCAATGGTGTATCAAATTCCGCCTCCGTGGAATATGAAGACAACGCCTCCTGGCACAGTTTTTCTATGGGAACGCCACCTACTATCACAAAATCAACAGCATATAGGATTGGAGTGGTTTGTAGTAAAACACCCGATGGGACTATAGCATTGTTTCCAGCAGCTACAACGGGAACATCCGAGATAGGGTCAGATACTACAGGTACATACACTACACCAACGAGTATGGATACACACGATGCTGTTTGGGACGCAAGTTCTACTATAGGAGGGTTCCGTGGTAAAAAATAAATTACTAATCATAATCCTCTTTGTAATGGCCGTGTTACTATTCGTGAACACGGGGCATTGCGCTGTGCTACTTTCAGATGATTTTGAAACTTCTGCGGCTGATTTCGCCTGTGACAACAATGACGATATACCTAATGCAAACTGGACAGATGGTTATATGAACTGCGGTGTCACTGCTGGATTCGGGCAAGAGTTCAAGATGGGAACCGGTCGGGGCGGAGCCGGCAACGCCATGTATTGCTGGAAAAACAACCTTACGGCATTGGGAGGGTACAGATGCTATCTTGGCAATGCCAATATTGGAGGAAGCAAAAGAAACATTTACACCCGATGGTACATGAAAATACCCACTGCGGCGAATTACGACAAGACAATAGAAGCGTGGAAATGGTGGAGGTTCTTTACTTCGGGCAGTTCTGAATATTACTTTAACTCTGCCCCTGGAACGGGCGGTAAATTATCAACCGGTAATTTTGTCAGTGTGACAAATAGCCTTCTGGACATGGGCGTGGCAATGTCAGAGGTACAGGATGACGCATGGCACTGTTACGAAGTCAGGACACAGCTAAATACCACTGGTGCATCGAACGGTATCATACAGTTCTGGTTAGATGGTGTTTTGAAATACACAAACAATGCTGTGAGCTTCGGGGGCGGTACGTCAGATGTTGTAACAACTGTATTATTCGGTATCGGTAATACTTCGGAAGGTGTGGGGATGGATCAGACTTCATGGCAGGGGGTGGGCTTTGATGATATTGTTATTGCCGATGCCTATGTTGGGCCGATAGATTCTTCTCCAACCTTGAACACTGTCACGATCGGCACAAATGGCACTTCGTGGACATTCGTATACGATCGGGCTATGACCTGCGCAACCACTTCAAATTGTTGTGATGATTACGCCGTAACAACGTCCACGCAAGGGGCAATAACCCTTTCCTATGCAAGCGGGAGCACGACAGGAACGATTGTATGTTCTGGCAGTCCTACAGTGCAATCAGGCGAAACTATCACGGCGGGGCTTGATTACACTACGGTTGCAAACGGCATTGAGGACGATTCAGGTGATGACCTTGCAAGTATCAATGATCACGCCGTGGTGAACAATTCGATTCAGGAAGCAGTGGCCCCCACAATGTCCACGGCAATAATAGCAAGCAACGGCACGACACTGACCTTGAATTATAATGAGATAGTAAGTCAGGGCGCGGCATACAGTGACAGCGATATTGACGTTGACTGTACTACGGCAGGGCAGAACATAGCCATAACATATTCATCCGGTAGCGGTTCAACGGCCCATATCTATACTTTGGCTTCAACGGTTAATGCGGACGATACCTGTAATATTGATTTTAGCGGCACCGCCAATAGCCTTGAAGATCAGGTTGGCAACGACCTTGCGGCAATCGTAAGCGGGGCAGTGACGAATAACTCTACACAGGGACAGGGCGGCGCAGGGACATTACTTGAAGAAGGTTTTGACGATACGTCCTATGAAAGCAGAGGATGGTACGATTACACTGACCCGATAATCGACACGACCACAAAATACAGCGGAGCAGGATCACTACGGCACAACTGGACAAACGGTTCTAATGGCCCGACAGGAATAATCAGACGGCATGCCTTCACACCTTCTGATCATATCTACGTGTCATATTGGGTACGATTTAGTTCTGGATGGACAGACTTTGGGGCCAATAGCCCGCATATATTGTATGTGCAAACAGACGTTGATGATGCCTATGCTTCGCTCGCCTATAACAAGACGACAGCTTACATAGAGTTAAATGGCAGTGCGTCAACGAATGTTCATATTCCTACCGTGAAATTACAGGACAGTGAGAATATAGATGTTGCGAATCAGGGTGAAAATATCTGTGCAACGAGTGAGACAAGGGGCGTGAACGGCTGTAACGGTGACTGTGACGGACAGGGAACGACTTCCTGCTATCAGGAAACTGACTGGTATAACGGGCGGGTATTCGCATCAGCCAATGAGTATGCACCGGATACGGCATGGCACCATGTAGAGGCGTGGATAAAAATGAACACCATTAGCGGAAGCGTTGCACAGGCTGATGGTGAGTATAAGATGTGGTTTGATGATACGGCAGAATTGAGCTATGAAAATATTATAATCAGGACAAACGAATTCCCCAACATGAAATGGGACAAGGTCATCATCGCACCGTGGGGCTCGGCGGCTCCACAGGCTCAAACAATGTGGATTGATGAGTTGACTATTACGACAGAGGAACCGCACGTTACAGATGAAACCGCACCGACATTGAGCAATCTATTACCGTCCGGAAGCATACCCTTTGCCACTCCACAGACGCTTTCAGTCACGACCAATGAAAATGCAACATGCAGGTACAGTAGTAATGTAGCTCACGCATGGGCTGACATGGCGGCAATGGCGGCAACAGGATTAACGACTACGCATACACAGGGAGTTACCGTTGAGGCAAGCACGGCATACACCTACTATGTAATCTGTCAGGATGCGTCAAGTAACGAATCGGACAAGGGAACTATCACATTTTCAATGGCAACAAGCGAGCCGCCCTCGGTCAATGTAAACCCGTCAGGAACGGGGTCAGTCACGTTTGGAACGGGCGGGACGATGTTGTTAGCGCCATAAAATAAAGGGAGGGGCGACAATGGCAGAGGAAAGTAAAATCACATTGAAGATGGGGATAATCGCTTCGGCTGTATCGGCACTGATTATGCTTGTAGGTGGCGCCATATGGAATCAGCAAAGCCGGCTTGTCGTCCTTGAAACCAATTACGGCCATTTATGTACCTCTCTCAATAAGATGGAAACCATGCTTGAACAGATACGGGACACTCAAACGGGTAAGGCAACAAAAAACTATTACGACAACCAGGAGAAAAGATGATGGGGGTAGAGCATAAACCGTGGATCACAATATGCTGTACCTGTCGGAAACGATATTACTATGCTGGTAAATGGCACGAGTATGATGAGGAAACGGCACTACGGCTCAACAGAGAGCCTATAAGCCTCGACAATGTGGAGTGTGACAAATGCGAGAAAAACAAGAACTATTTGCGGGAAATGTAGCAAGGTTAATAGCCTTCATATTTGCACAAGGCTATACCTGTACTCTCAGTGAAGCATACCGGACAAAGGAACAAGCTGAATGGAACGCACAGAAGGGTATAGGTTCGGCTAATTCGCTTCATTGTAAACGCCTTGCCATTGACTTGAACATCTTCAAGGATGGGGTGTACCTTACAAAATCAGATGATTATGAATTTGCGGGAGAGTATTGGTACTCGATCCATGAAGATAACAGATGGGGCGGTGCAGGCGGTGACGGCAACCATTTTAGCATGACTGATACCGGAAAAAACTGGTAAGGAGGCTGTATGAAACACTTACGTTTAGTGACACTTTTAGTTACTTTGTGCATATTACCGGTGCTGTCTCATGCTCAGTGTGTCACCGATAAAGAGTTGGCAATTTACATTAAAACACAAATGCCGTTACCTCGTGGTGGGTTGAATACAATGACGGCAGAATGTGATCCTTGTAAATGTCCTGCATTAATGTCTGATTGTTACGCTTTTATGGCAGGAAGGGAAAGAGAAAAAGAAGAAAACAATAGAGTCATGCGTGACATCTATGAACGCTATATTAAATACGGGGTGTGCAAATGAAAAAAATAGTATTAATCGTGGCGCTGGCATTACTTCTATCCGGTTGCGCTTCTCTGACTTTTGAAAGCAAGGATGGTACGAAAGTGAGATACACTCGGTTCCTTACCACAGCTACAAAAATTGAGGCGAGCGTTGGGGAAGCAGAACTGAAAATGGGAGCACAGAAGATAGATACAACCACGCTGAACGCGTTGCTCAACTTATTGGGTGGCATGAAGTGAGCGATTTTCTATCAAAACTTGTCGATGAGGATATTGACAGTAGGTATTTCAGGTTACACAAGGGACTCCATTACCGGTCAGATATATTAGGGCGAGTTGTCAAGGTTCCGAGGGGTTTTGTCTACGATCATGAAAGTGTACCTATTATCAAGGGTACGAGTAACAGGGGTGGTTGTATCCATGATTACCTATGCCGGAAAGATAGCAAGCCCATTGTGACAAAACAGGAAGCCGCGTCTATCTATTTTGAAGCTATGAAATGCAGGGATGAACAGACAGGCGATTGCTTTAGTAAATGGTGGCGGAGGTGGGTGAAGTCCTTCATCGTCCGTATTGCCTTCGGGTACTTTCATCGGTTCAAGGTGGGCTCCACTTATGAAGAAATTAGGGGTGTATTTAATGAGGCGCATTGAGGGCAGAAGCGGCACTAAGACGTTACCGTGGGGGTGGCTAAACAAAAAGCCCTTGAAAGCCATCACGAAGACTGAGCGACCTGAACGCCTCATCTATTTTAAGGGTGGGAATTATATACTTGATTAACCCAATACGTTGGGTTCGTTAAAAACTATTTTATGTCATAGACAATTATAGACAAGCTAATTACGTAAACACCTGTTTTTAAGCCCTCCTGTAAGACGCTTTTATTCATTGCGTGTATCAGCTTTTCCAATGTTATCAACAGGATGCCTGATGGTCTGTTGGACAAGGTTAATTATTCCGGTTGGTTAGCTTGGACAAAGGTCGATGGGTCGAGAAAACAAATCATCTTCTTTCTTAGCTGTTATTGTTTTCAGATTATTGACTGCCACATTGTAATAGTTGGGTTTCAATTCACATCCTATGAACTTTCTACCCATCTGCAATGCACGGTATCCAGTGCTCCCTATCCCCGCAAATGGGTCAAAAATCGTTTCTCCCTTGTTACTCCATAGTTTGATACATCGTTCAATGGTTCCGAGTTGTAGCGGGCAAATATGGCGCTCGTCTTTGTTTTCTCTTGCGGCCCGGACGTTTAGGGTATCGCTCTCTTTTATCCCGTACCATGTTGACCATGCGCCCCACTCAGCACACCGATCGTCAAAATTGGGCCATGTCGGATTAGCTAAATCAATCCATTCGTCTCCTGTCATATCTCCTGCGACTGGAACTGGATTATCGCCCGGCTTACGGAACTTCAGGATATAATCAGGAATGGCCGGACGTAACCATGAACGATCTTTCTTCATCTGAGACATGGTAAGCCCCTTGCTGTGAGTCCTGATACTCTGTGCTTGCTGGTTTTTGTCGATGGGTATTCTGCTATCGAATACCCATCCACGAGCTTGAAATAGTTTAATAACATCGCCGGAAAGGTCTTTCATACCGATATATCCATCACGGACTAACATAGCGGGAACATCGGCAACATGGACTGCGCATATTCTCCCAGGAATTGTTACCCTGAAAAGATGGTCTATAATAAATGAGAAATGCTTGTTAAATTCCATGACGTTTTTGCTATTGCCGAGATCTCTTTCTGTGGGAGAATAGACATATAAACTTTGAAACGGTGGAGAAAATACAGAAAGATGTATACTTTCGTCTGGAACCTCTGCCATTCTTTCTACGGAATCACCGAGCATTATTTTAAAGTTTTCGGCCTCGGTTTGTGCCGTTCCATAAACAAAATCATGTTTTTTTGCCTGTAGTTCTTCAAGTTCATAATCCCTGACGTGCTGTATCAATTTTTCTCCCATTTCCAATGCCTCCCGTTCTTTATTCTTTACATTGTCAAGTATCTCTCTTTCGTGGTCAGATAAGACAATATAAACATCTACCGGCTCAGTTTGCCCGAAACGATAAGACCGTCTGACACACTGATAATAAGCCTCATAACTATCAGACATACCGACAAATATCTGCTTATGGCAATTCTGCATATTAAGACCATGACCGGCTATCTTTGGTTTGGTAATCAGTACCTTATAGGCTCCGTCTTGAAAGTCCTCTATGTCTTTTGCTTTCTGTTCTGGTTCATCTGCACCCTCTACATTTCGATTGTCCGGTAATATCTTCTTGAGTGCATTTGCTTCATCATTCAAGCCGCACCACACAAGGTACTGGTCTCCGTTCTGAATGAGTGACAATACCGTATCAAGTTTATCTTGAAGCGTTCCCTTTCTGATTTTGGCCCTGTCGGTTATGCCTTTCATGCCGGTAAAAAATAACTGTCCATCAGGAACATAACCGGACTTGATAAAAATAGGATTGATTGTCAAAGGCGGTAAGACATATCCGGTATCGTCATATCCTAAATCAGAAGGTTTTCTCACGGACATTGACCATGATGCCATCCATCGATAGAAAGGTTCTTCTGCGTGTCCTTTCAATCTCCACCCTTCATCGTCATGGACAAAGAAAGAAGCCAGCATATCGGTACGGTTCATTATGCCTAAAAACTCGCTATGATTTGCCATTTCAGCTATGTCATTCGGGGCAGGAGTAGCAGTACAGCAAAGGCGGTATGGAGTTTCGTTATACATCTTTATGAGTTTATCTTTTGTTTTACCGTCGATGGATTTCAAGATTGAACTTTCATCGAGGACAATGGCATCGAATTTATCAGGGTCAAAATGTTCTATCATTTCATAATTTGTGATATTGGCACCATCTTTGACTTGTTCCTGTGATCTGCAGTAATTAACTTCTATGCCGAGCTTTGACCCTTCCCTGATAGATTGCCTTGCCACAGACAAGGGAGCGACAACGAGGCACCTTTTTGAAATAATCCGCGCCCATTCTAACTGCATGAATGTTTTACCAAGTCCGGTATCACAGAACAGGGCGCATCTACCTTTACGTAAGGCCCATTTAACAAGGTCACGTTGAAATGGAAAAAGCATCGAGTTTACTTCTGCGCCATCGGAAGTTATGCCAACTGGTTTAATGATTAACCGTTTAGATTGTAGGAACTCTTGATACTCGATCATTCTCACCTCTCAGGAAGAAACGGGAGCCGTTTATCGTGACGTTGTGAGCGATACGATTGGATGGTGATACACCGTCCCGGCTCCCATAATATTTTGGATTGATTGATTTACAATCATATCGCTCACGAAACAAGCATAATACGGGAATATAATATTGTCAAGGAAGAATTTTTTGATTGATCCAATTCTATGGGAGGTCTATAAGATCAATAACCCTGTCTGATAGTTCTTTGAGGCTCCCGCCAAACACTTGTGAATAATGCTCTGTCATTTGTATTCTTGAATGTCCTAAAAACTTCTGCAATACCCGTATGTCTTGCTGTGCTTCGATAGCGGCGGCCCCCAAACTGTGGCGAAGGGAATGAGGCGATATGTGCTTGTCTATCCCTGCTTTCTTGCAAGCTGACTCAATAGCACGCCTTAGATTAGCAAGGGGCTTTCCACTGACCGGATTGTAGAAGATGTATTCATTATCATGGGGTAATTGTTCAAGTACGCTCATAATGAATACAGGAACAGGAACTCTGCGCTCTCGACCGCCCTTCCCTCTGACTGTAAGTATACTTTCTGAAATGTCCGACCAGGTGATATATCGGGCCTCGTGGGAACGTAAACCGCACAGGAAACAGAAGCCAAAGAGGGCGCGATAGACAGGAGGACACACAGTCAGGAACCTTTGAGCTTCGGTAGGCGTGAGAATGGTAGGTGTCTTATGATTAAGCCTTAGATATTTAATTGTAATAATTGGCACTGGCAAAGACAGGACTTCACGGCAATAGCGCAAGAATCCTGAAAGATGACCTAAATGTTTGTTGATACTGGCCGCCGATATATGTTTCCCCGTTCTAACGCTCGTATATTGCTTACAGCGTTGTTTAAGATATTCGGGTAACTCGTTGTTCACATGGATAACAGAAACGTCACCACAGAAAGGAATAATGAAACGTGCGCTATCTGCACAGGCTACTCTGGTATGCCCGGACTCGTAATTGGTTTCAATATAATCGGCATAGCGGGGCCATAGACTCTTAATGGTCGAATCATGAGGTACGGCAGGTATCCCTTTTTTCCGGTGGACAGAGAGGAACAACTTTTCATATCCCGTTGCCTGCGCTTCTGTCTTAATTCGGTCGGGTAGCCATTCTCTATGTCTGTGACCCTTAGAACCTTGCGGCCAGCAATCAAGATACCATCGACCTTTTAGGAGTTTAACGGACATTACATTTCACTGCCCCCCCCCCTGCCGTTTCATGTGTATCACGTTTAATCTCGGTTGTTTCCTACGTTCCTTGTCGCCATGCTCCACCAACCATAAATCTTGTGCATGATCTATTAATTTGTCGAGTGATTCTGGTGATAATCTAACGGCTAAAATTGCAAAATCGATGATTCTTTGTTTTACCTCCAACGAAGGTTTTGGCAAGTCTTTCAAATATAATCCCCCTACCCATTCTGTTTTTTCGATTTTATTCGTATCACGTTGATACTGGCCTTCTTAAGGTCGTTCGCATAGGCTATTAATTTATCACGATATTTGTCATCAAGAAAATGATATATGTCACTTAATACTTTTTCTTTAACGTCTGTGGCTCCATTCAGGTGAGAAATGGTATCCCGATAGAAAAACTCTATAGGGTCAAGATTTAAGCGGTTACACAGCAATTCAATAGTTTTAAGGCTAACAGTTTCTCGCCCATTCTCCATCGCAGAAACCCTGTTCCTGGTAATTCCAAGAATATCCGCAAGATCAGGCTGCGCAAGGCTATGATTGTTTCTGATCCTTCGTAAGTTATTACCCATTATTTCTTTCATTTTACGATTTTTCTTGACATAGGGTATGATGTTTTAGTACGCTGTAAACGTGGACAGTGTAAATCAAATATCTTCCAAACAAGCAAACAATCTTGAAGGCAGGGGCCGAACCGGTATAACAACCTTCCCGCATACTGTCCACAACATTATGTCGGCGGCTCCTGTCTCTCATATTTCAACATTAGCACCCCTTTTTTTGTCGTCAAGGTTAATAAAAGAAATAAAAATAAACAAAGTAACAGGAGGCAATCATGAAACGCTCTGAACGCATTACTTTTGCTTTCACAGAATACTGCAAAATGGAGTATGACACTCTTCCTGAACCAGCTAAGAAACAGTTACATCTTGAAATAGAGGAGATTGTCGGGCGGTACTGCCACACATGGATTCATTATGACAAAAGCAAATATGTTGGGGGGAAAGAGGAATGAGTAACCAGATAACAGAATCAAAGATGACAGCACAGGAAGCGAGAGAATGTATCGATCAGATCAACGATAACCTCAAGGACACAAGAGACCTCTTGCTTGAACTATATGAACGGAAGGGATGGAGCGTACTTGGTTATGACAGTTGGAGATCATGTGTCACCGGAGAATTTAAGGAAAAGGAACGGTATCTCTATTATCAATTAGCCGCCGCAAAGACAGAACAGAATCTTTGCACTTTAGTGCAAAAAGACGAGGAGATACCTGAAACCCATCTGCGCCCCCTCGCCTCCCTTCCCGCCGATCAACAACGAGAAGTCTACCAGAAGGCCGTCGAGACCGCCCCCGAAGGTAAGGTCACTGCTAAGCACATTGAAGAAACAGTCAGGGAAATGACCGAAGAGAATGAAGTCGTCAAGGAACCTCCCGAACCACCAAAACCATCACCCGTAATGATAGCCGAAGATTTCCTGTCTGCATACGCCGAAATGCGAAAGCAGATCGTCAAGGCTCAGAATGACAAGTGGACAACGACGACAAGAACGGAAGCGGTGAAGTTCATTGGCCGGTTGTTGGAGATGGTGACAAGGGAAGGGGATGAAAAATGACCACTACAGACCTTCAAGAAATTAGAAACCTATTCGACACCTGGCTGGCAGAGGCTAAGTTAACACTGCTCCCGTTCAATCTGGCGGAATATGAACAGGAAGTAAGGCGGAATCCTAAACATTCAGCAATGTATTTTGATACGCACGACTTGCCGGAAAATATAAAGGAGGGACGATGAAAACTATAGTTGTAGAAACACAAAAGGAATTGGACGCGGTAAAAGATGATGACACTCGGATTATTATTGATTCAAGCCCCGAAATTGTAATTGAAGTGATAAGAAAGGTTTATGAGGTCAGGAATAAAAGCGTTGTCAATGCTTACGGCAATGCTGTCATCCAACATGCCTCTGACAATGCTGTCATCCGACATGCTTACGGCAATGCTGTCATCCAGTACGCTTACGGCAATGCTGTCATCCAGTACGCCTCTGACAATGCTGTCATCCAGTACGCTTACGGCAATGCTGTCATCCAACATGCCTCTGACAATGCTGTCATCCGACATGCTTACGACAATGCTGTCATCCAACATGCTTACGGCAATGCTGTCATCCAGTACGCCTCTGGCAATGCTGTCATCCAACATGCTTACGGCAATGCTGTCATCCAACATGCTTACGGCAATGCTGTCATCCAACATGCCATACAAGAAGTGAGCATTGTTAGAATTGAAGGCAATGCAAAAGTTATAAAAGTTGATAAATCAGTACATATTGTTAAAGCTAAACAGGCCATATATGATATTAAATCGCTAAAAATAATCTACGCCGAGAACATAGATGGCAAATCAATAATCCTTTATAAATCCGTCAATCCCGAAACTCTCTGTGATTTTTATACAGATAAAATAAAATATGAGGGTGTCGTAATTTGTCCCGACTGGAATCCTGGTAAAAACATCCAATGCGGTAACGGTTTACATCTCTCTCCTACCCCTGAAATGGCACTCTCATATAATCAAGGTAAGGTCTTGAAATGCAAGGTTGCCATCAAGGATATTGTCGTTCATGGAACCGATATTACGAAGGTCAGATGTAAGAAAATTGAGGTCATCGGCGAAGTATGATGAACAAGTTCATCGAGTTCTTATTAGTATGGGCGGTACTTTATATCGCGGTATTGGTCACAGTACCCTTATTCTTAAAAACCCCTGCCCCGCTTGCATCTGCCACCTGCACCTATATGAATAGAGGTACAACAGCTAACTGTGAAATAACCTTTGATAACCAAAAATATTATTTTGTGGAGGGGAGAAAGAAATGAACATAATCGAATTGGCAGTGGGCCTATTTCTTTTGTTCTGGTTCGGACTGATCATCATCTGTAGGTTTGGAGGCTAAAATGGGAATGTTAACATTCTGCGCCGGATTCTATGCAGGGATGTTCGTAATGGCTGTGCTGGCATTGGCTAAGAGGTCAGAAAATAGAGAAATCAAGAGGGGGAAAATATGAAAGCATTTTTATTTGTGTTGTTTCATCCTAGGTTTTGGCTGATGAACGATAGTTATGAAAAAGCGTTTGATACTTGGCTGCTACATTCATTGGAAACGTCTTCGTTCTCTGATATTACTTCATTTCGCGCCACAATTAACGGAAGGCGGCTATGGATAGCAAATTATCCGTATGCGGCGTTCTCGTACTTAGATTCTATGAGGCCATCGAGATATACGATATATAAGGCCCACAAACAATTTATAAAAGATGTAATGGCGGGCGATTAAATGACCCTATACCCGAAGAATCCAAGCATACAGGCAGTATTAGAACCGCTGTGTTTTCAGTGTGAACACTTTGCATCAAAAACTGGCATCTGCTTTTCATGTGAAGATAAATCTCAATACCGCAAAGGAAGAAACTGTAAGTCAAACTCAATTAAAAAGGAGGAAAAATAATGAAGGGGTGGTTGCTCAAGAAATTAGGGTACACGGATTATGGCGGTATTGTAGCCATGAAAGCCAATTATGCGTTTGAGGATTTGATTGATTATGTTGTCAGTAATGCCGATGCACATGAGTTGAAAGCATCTATCAGAAAACATTTTACAACATATCATCTGTCGAAGAACCCTCCACGAACAGCGATACCCAAGCCCAAGAAGCCCCGCAAGGTCGGCATTACCAGTCGGGCGCAGGATTGTTAATATGGCTGATACCCCAACGATAGAAACCCTTAAAAAAACGAGGAGGAAAGGAATGAAACTAACTAAAGCGGAAGCACAGAAAAGGTATCCAACCGTTACATTTTTAGGAGAATTATTCTGGGTTGAACAGGGTGCCAAAGTTGAACAGGGTGCCAAAGTTGGACAGGGTGCCAAAGTTGGACAGGGTGCCATAGTTGGACAGGGTGCCATAGTTGAACAGGGTGCCATAGTTGGACAGGGTGCCAAAGTTGGACAGGGTGCCATAGTTGGACAGGATGCCATAGTTGGACAGGGTGCCATAGTTGGACAGGATGCCAAAGTTGAACAGGGTGCCAAAGTTGGACAGGGTGCCATAGTTGGACAGGGTGCCATAGT